GCCATAGACGCCCGCGCCCGCGCTGTCAATAATGCCGATCTGGCCAACCAGATTCCCGCTTCCGTCTTTCACGTTGAACCGGCCCGGCTTACCGCCGCCGCCGCCGACGTCGATCGCCGTTGCGTTCAGTTTGGTCGAATCGATCTCGCCGGCGAGGATATGCGTCGCCCGGATGGCATTGGCCGCGATCGCCGACGCCGTAACGGCCGCCGCCGCGATTGTACCGGCCGTCACCGAATCGGCCGCGAGGTTCCCGGCCACGACCGCAAGCGCCGCGATCTTACCGGCCACGACGGCATTCGCCGCGATATTGATCGCCTTGACGGCGTTCGCCTGAATCGCCTCGGAATAGATCGCATTGGCCGCGATCGCGTTCGCCGTGACGGCAGAAGCCGCGATCTGCGGTTCTTGGATCGCGCCCGCCGGAATCTTGGCAGTAACGACCGAGCCGTCGGCAAGAATGGTTTCGGTCACCGATCCCGGCGCAAGTTGCGTCGTCTGGATCTGACCCTCGATATCGGACGTCGGCACGACCGCCGTCCAGTCGTTGCCCGCAATACGCCGATAGAGCTTTCGGTCGGCCGTATTGAAGAATACGGCGTCGGCCGGATATTGCGCCCAGTCCGTCGGTTTCCCGTTGACAATGAAGACCGGCGCCAGACCCGCCGCGAAGTCGTCCGCATCGATCGAGCCATCCGGAATCTCGCCCGCCGGCGGCAATACGGTGCGCTCAGGCGGCTTTCTTTGCATCCGGCGCAAGGTATAGACCATATCGGGCGGCCGGGCGCCCAGAGTGGCCGTATACTTCAGCACGTGCCCAGGTACAGGCGATCGCGCCCGATCCGGCGCCGCGATCGCGATCTCGAGCGACCGCAGCACGAGCGACCCCGCGAGGCCGTACTTTGCCGCCTCAACCGCGACCGTCATGCCGCGGCCCAGGCCCGGAATGATGAGCGACGCCTTCACGGTCGGCCGCGGGAACGACCGCTGCGCAACCTCGGTCGTAGCCCACACCGCCGCCGTGGTCGAGTCCATAATCTGGCGGTCGACCAGAGTGATCGAGAGCACGCCATAGACGCCCTGGCTTGCGCCGTTCTCGGCCGTCGCCCGGATCTCGCCGCCGCCCTCAGTCAATCCGCCGAGCACGAGCACGCGGTTTGCCGCGTCCGAGAAATCACGGGCATAGTCCTCGAGCCGGTAGGGCATCGTTGTCGTACCGTTCGGCACATCGGACAGACCGAAGGGCGCGACGATCGAGCCGATCTTGTAGTAATTCAGCTTGCCGTCGTAGGAAACGGCCCACTCGGATCCGGTCAACTCGCACACCTGATCGAGCACATCGCGGATGCGCTGGTCTTTCACTTCGAGCGCCCCGACGTTCGCGATCTGCGTCACGATCGTGCCGGCGTCGATATCAGGCACCTGCGCCAGAGCATCCGAGATGATCGTCGAATCGGGCGTGCCGGCGGGCCAGGTCTGCGTCATCACCGCCCGCTCGAACAGGATTCCCCAGTCGGACGCCGAGATATGATGCCGGATATACGGGCCTTCCTCTTTCTGCTGAATCGAGAGAATGAAGCCGCCGAACAGCAACTGCCCGGTATCCTGATCCCACAGCACCAGCTCCTGCCATTCCTGCGCCGCGATGCCGCCCGAATACTTGGCCTCGTCGTAGCGCGCCACGTCATAACGCGCCCCGCCGATCAGTTGAATCAACTGGATCTCGCACGTCGAAATCGCCTCGCGCGAGTCCTGGCGGATTGCCAATGATTCGATGTAGGTGACGTCGGAAACGTCGATGCCCTGGACGGCGGCGCGGACTCTCATGGGAAGCGATCAGCAATCAGCGGTCAGCGATCAGCTACAAACCTGCAACGAACGGAACCGCTACAATGAAGCGCATGATTCATGCGATCGAGATCGTAAAAGCGGTCCAAGCAAACATCTACGAAGGAACTGATGCGACGGATGACGATGCCCTCAAGGAAATCCTGCGAGCCGTGACAACGCTCAGCGACGACGCAGCAGAATTACTTCTAGACGCACTGCAAATGGGCGGCATGACCCATGTATATAAGTGCGAGTGCGGCCGCAGCCTTATAACTGATGGAACGGGACTACGCCTGAAGAATCTGATCGCCGAAGAGTTGGACCGCCGATATGATGACATCAAAAGCGGCAAAGTGAAGTTGATTCCGGGCGAAGAGGTTGAAGCCCACTTCCGCGAGCTGCACGAGCGGATTGAAGCACGGCGCAAAGCTGAAAGCTGATAGCTGACCGCTTTGACCAGACCCGATGGATGCCCTTCTTACCCCATGGGATAAGTCGGTATTCATGACAGGCGTGGTCAAAGCTATCCGCTTGCCCCCTGCAAGCGGAGCTGCTGCGCGATGCGGGCGGCCACGACTTCGGGATCGGTGCCGTAGAGGTTCATGCTGACCGATTGCTGAGAAGTTGCGGCGATGCGCTCGGACGTCGCGATCATTTTATCGAGCCGCTCGTTTGCCGCCACACCCTGGAGAAGGATCTGATCCAGCACGCGGGACGCATGGTCGACATCGGTCAGAATATCGAGCGTATAGCTTGCGATCGCGCCCAGACTGACCTTCAAATCGTTTTCCGCGATCTGCTTCAATACATCGATATGTCCGGCCGCCCGCGCGAGCTGCGGTTCCATCGAATCCACGATCGCGGATTTGATATCGAGCACGAGCCCGTAGAGCACCCACCAATCGCGATGGAAGAAATCATTCAGATCGCCCAGGATGTAGAACAGGTGAATCTGCGAATAGCGGACCTCTTTTTCGATCGCGTTCAGCGTGCCCTCGGTGCGCATCGAACCGATCAGGCTCAGTGCGCCGCCGACCGCCGAGCCGATGCCCGAAATCCAGCCGCCCGCGCCGCCCATGATTCCGCCGAGCCCGCCGCCGGCGCCACCGCCGCCGGTCGGGACACTCGGCACGCTTGGCTTTGCGCCGCCGCCGCCGAAGATCCCGCCGATCGCCGAACCCATGCCCTTGAGGCTGTCCCAGATCCCGCCAAAACCACCGCCGCCGAGTAGATCGGCCAACGCGCCCTTTATGAAGCTGCCGATCGCCGCCGTCGCCGGCTCGATGAAGCTCGACGTCACGGCTTCGCCCAGCGATTTCAGCAGGCTCTTGCCCTTCTCGCCCCAGGACATCTCGCCGTCCCAGAGCGATTTCGAGATATCCTGCGCGAAGTTGGTGATCACGGTTGAGACGCTGGTAGCGAGGCCCTCGAACGGCGCTTTCATTTCCGGCACCTTGGTTTCGAGTTCCGTCTTCAGCTTTTCGAGCATGGCGGCCTGCTCGGCCGGGATCTCGGTGCCCGCCGCTTTCGCCGCATCGATCTGCGCCTTGAGCGCCTTATAGACTGCCGTTTTCTTGTCGAAATCGGATGCCTGATCCGATCCCAACACGATATCGCGGGCATGCGCGGCGTCGGCCGCAACCTTCGCGAATTCGATGCTCGACGTGACGCCGAGCGTTTTGAACGCGCCATCGAGAGCCTGCGTTCTTGCGATCGCGGTATCCATGTCGCTGTTCATGACCGGCAGCTTAACGTTGATGGAACCGATGGCCGCAGCGCCGAGATTGGTGGTTGCGGTCAACTTCTCCCATTCGGCATTCAAATCAAATGCTTTGCCTGCCGCCTTCTCAAGCGTGATTTCATAGGCGGCGATCTCGCGTACCAGCTTGTTGTGCTCGGTCTGCGCCTGACGCAATTTCTCCAGCAGGATCTCGTCGTTGAATTTCTGGACCGATACCTTCGCGGTCTTATGCTTATCGCCGGTGGTCTCAACTTCCTTTCCAAGATCCGTCATCGCGGTCTTGGCGGATGTGGTTTTGCCCTTGGTTATACCCAGTTCGGTGCCGAGGTTCTTTACTTCGGTTTTATTCGTTTTGACGGCCGCCGTCTGGTCGGTAGTCGCCTTACTCAAGTCCTCGGTCTTTTTCTTCGCCTCTTCCGCCGCCTTGCCGGCATCGTTCCAGGCGCCCGTGAGCTTGCTCCAGACATCGCCGAGAAATTTGATCGCCGGTCCGAACACCTGCTCGGCAAGACCCGTGAACCATTTCCAGACCGCCACCACGGCGCCGGTGATCAGATCCCATTCGGCCTTCCAGATTCCGGTGAGAGTTGACCAGATTCCGCCCAGGAAGTTCACTATCGGCTCCCAATAACTTCCAAAAAGCCCCTTGAACCATTCCCAGATCCCGGTAACGGCGCCGACAATCGAAGTCCAGACCTCCGTCCATTTCTGCTCGACGCTATCCCAAATGCCGCTCAGAAACGCCACGATCTGATCCCAGTTGCTATAGACCCAAGTGCCGAGCGCCACGAGCGCCGCAATCACGGCCGCGATTGCAATTGCCCACCCGCCGAGCGCCACAACCGAGACGCCGATAGCACCCGCGATCGCAGTCAGCACCGGCATCAGCGCGCTGATCGCAACCGCCATTTGACCGGCGATCAGCACAATCGGTCCGATGGCGGCGGCAAGCGCCGCAAACGCGAGCGCGGCATTCTGCACCGGCTGCGGCAAACTACCAAACCATTGCGCCGCATCGGCGAGCGATTGCAAGACCGGCTGCATGACTTGCAGGAGGTTTTGCAGAGCCGGAATCAGCGCCTGGCCGATCGGGATCAATGCGAGCGTGATCTGATCCTTGAAGTTCGACCATTGCCCGGTGAGCGTCTGTGAGAGCGCCGCCATCGAGCCGCCAAATCTCTGATTCATCCCGTCGAGAATAGCCGGAACTGCCTGCGCCGCATTGATCGCGCCGGTTTCGGCCAGCTTCATCGCTTCCGGCACGCCGATGCCGATCGCATCCGCCAGGATTCTCCATGCGGGCACGCCGCGCTCGGCGAGTTGATTCATTTCCTCCGCCGATACCTTACCCTTTGCGGACATCTGGGCAAGCGCCGTAGTAATTCCGTCGATGACATCTTTACCGCCTCCCATGGCGGCCGCAGTATTGCCGATCGAAGTCAACCACGGCAGCACTTGGCTTGATTCAACACCTAATGCCATCATGCGCCGGGCGGCTTCAACGAGATCAGGAAATGCAAACGGCGTCGTAGCGGCAAACTGCTGAAGCTGCGTGAGCATCTGGTTCGCGGCATCGGCTGAGCCGAGCATCGTTGTGAAGCTGGTGTGTGCCCGGTTCAGATCTTCCGCCAGCGCGATCGATGCCGCGCCGATCCCGGCAATCGGAACCGTGAGCGCCGCCGTGAGCGTGCCGCCCAATTGCGTCATGCCCTGGCCGACTTCGCCAAGTTTGTCCCACTTCGTTTTCTGCTGGTCGAGCATCGCACCGACGTCATCACCGAACTTCTGAATCGCGCTGATCGCCTCGTCGACCTTCGCGCCGATCTCGACCCAGAGCGTTCCTAGCGATGCGCCCGCACCTGGCAAGCCTGCCATAAATAGCTTTCAGCTATCAGCTTTCAGCGATCAGCTTTGCGTTTTGGGGATACCCACAGTCCGAACCGCGCCGGACAAGCGTATCGCCAGTTTAGCTGACTGCTGATTGCTGATCGCTGACCGCTCCTTTCCGCTTGTCTATCACCCGCACACCCAACTGCCGAAATCGCGCGAGCACCTGTTCGCCCGTCATCGGCTCGCGCTCGCGCCGGTCGCGCTCCGCCCGTTCCTGAAGGCGCTTTCCGTTCATCATGTACTTTCGCGGCTCATACTTGCCGTGCTTGGAATTAACCGCTACGAGCATCGCGACAACCCGCGCGGTATACCAGTCGTTACGCGTTTCGCGTGCATCCCGCGCTTCCATCAATACGGCGATCTCGCGCAGCGTCAGGTTGCAGAACTCGGAAGCGCTGACGCCGCATCCGTCGCGGAGGACGGCCCAGATCCCGAGCCATCGGTCGAACGTCCATCGCGGCGGCGCGCCTTCGCCGCCGCCTTCGTAGGGCGCGCTCCGTTATCCGCCGCTTCCGGCAGCGACCCCCGCAGCGCCGAGACGATCGCCGGCATGAGCGTGGGCATATCGTCGAGGCCAAACAGCCGCGCCGTTTCGTCCCGCGTGAATTCCGGCTGCTCGTGCAGTAGGCCCGCCCAGAGAATATCGCGCACCTTCGCGAACAGCTTGCCCGCGCCCGCGCCGCCCGATTGAATGCCCTGGCCGAGCGCGCCGATCTCGCGGATATCGGCCAGCAAATCGCTATCCGTCTCTTCCGCGTACCGGATGAAGGCGAGCGCCCGGTAGCGGATGGTGAGCGTACGGCCGTCGAGCGTCACGGTCGCGGCGGCGTTGACGAGATTGTTCATAGCTTTCAGCATTCAGCTTTCAGCATTCAGCTTTCAGCATTCAGCTTTCAGCGCGTTTTAGCTGATAGCTGATCGCTGATTGCTGATCGCTACCTCGCTGACCGCTGACCGCTGATCGCTGACAGCTTCCTACGCCGGCGTCGGCAGCGTATCAACCAGCGCTATCGGCGTCGTGATGCGGAACAGCGGCGTAATGGTCTGCGGATCATCGGCATTCAGCGCCCCATACGTCATGTCGCGAATGAACGCCTTGAATGTACCGAACGCTTGATCGCCGGTTCCCGAGCTGTTCCAACGAATCGCGCAATCGCGCACCTCGCCGGTAGTAAACAAACCGATCAAACCATCGGTTGACTCGTCATGCCCCGCGAGCCCGGGATCGAAGATCACGGTCAACTCGCATTCGCCCGGATCTTTGAATCCCTGGATGTAATCGCGGTAATCGCCGGCGTCGAGCGTCGTCACATCGACCTCTTCCGCCGTGACCGAGATATCGCCGATTTCCTGCACCTGCCCGATCGCGGTGTATGCGCCTGGGGCAGTGCCTGTGACCAAGAGGAACTGAGCCCCCTTGCCGGTGTATTTTGCCGTATAGATACCCTCGCTTTCTGAATTGAGCTTTCAGCGATCAGCTTTCAGCTTTCAGCTTTCAGCGCGTTAAGCTGACCGCTGACTGCTGAACGCTGACAGCTTCCTTAAACGTCATCACGCTAAACCGCAAAATGCCGTGCCGCGTTTCGCCGTCCAGCTCGCGCAGCGTCTGCGCGTAGGTCCAGATCGTCGTGACCCATTGAAAGCCGGTCACCGGCAGCACGGCGCGGTCAATCGCGTCCTTCGCCTTCGTCATGAGCTGCTGGCATTCCTGCATGCCCGGTTGGCGCGACCAGCAATGCACCGTAACGTCGAGATTGACCGCCTGCTCGGTGAGCAGATCGTCATGCCCGCCCACGAATTCGCCGATCGTGCAGTACGGGTATTCCTGGTTCGGCCCGGCCTGATCGATGACCGGAACGGGCGCAAGCGCGGGCGTGAGCGCGTTGTAGATCGCGGTCTGGACTTCCGTTAACGGTAGCATTCAGCGATCAGCAATCAGCTTTCAGCTAAGCAGCAGGCCGACGGGCAAGCGGCAGAGCGGCGGGCCGCTCGCCCTCCAGCCGCTCCATCGCCGCCCGGAACTCCATCCGCAGATCGTAGATCGATACCAGCATCACAGGCGCTTTCAGCTCCTCAAGCTTTTGAATCAGCGATCGCTGACCGGTCCAGGCAATGCGGCTTCCCATGATCAGCAGGTAGTCGCCCTGCGGCGGCGCCAGCTTCCAGCGCCGAATGCGATCGCGCCGGATTCCCTTGACGCGAAGCTCGCGAATGATCAGCGCCTTGAAGGCATCGGCTTCCTCGAACCAGAATGCATCAGGCCTGCCGACAAAGGGCGGCCGGCGGCGGCGCGGCTTGATCAACCCTTGCCTGATCCACCATTGCAACATCCGCGGCGTGATGCCTGCGATTTCTACCAGCTCTTTCGATGTCATGATGCCGCCCCCAACTCTTCCCGATTTTCCAGCCGCCAAATCTTCAGATGCCTGACGCTCGGCGCCTGCGGATGCCGCTTCTTGTGCCAGACCAGACGCCGGAACCAATACGCGCGCCTTTGAATTTTCTGGGTTTCAAGCGACACGATCCGGCCTGAACCGCGTTCCGTCAGAAAGACGAGAGTTCCCGTCATGCCAATAACCCCCTCATCCCCTGCGCCAGATATTTCTTGATCCGCCCGACGTGATGCCGCATCCCAACGGCATACGCCGGATAGAGGAACGGCCGCTCGGGCGTGCCGTGTTCCGCGATCTTCTTCGCGATCGGAAACGCCGCCGATTCGTCGATCCCGCGCGACCGGCACCATTCCCTGATCGGCTCGAGCGGCGGGAAGTGCGGGCGCGTGCCGAATTCGATAAACGGCGCGTGCTTGGCTGTGGAGATCACGTGCACAGCAAGCCCCTTCGGCGATACCTGCACCTGGATCGAATCGTGGAGGTCGCCGGTATCGAAGGCGTCGAGGCGCTTCACGTTCTTCTGCGCCTCGTCGCGCACTTCATACGCCGTTTCGAGGTTCGCAACCGAGAGCCACTCGGGAAATTCACGGCGCAGGTACGCGACGTTCTTTTTGATCTTGTCAGCGCCGGTTATTTTGACGTTGAAGGCTTTGGGCATAAGCTGTCAGCGGTCAGCAATCAGCGGTCAGCAACGCGGGCGGCGTGAATTCCAGAACCTCTTGCCGCAACCGCTCGGCGGCGATTTCGCAATAACGCTCCTCGATTTCGATGCCAACACAGCGCACTCCTAGAATCTTGCACGCCACAGCAGTTGTCCCAATGCCAAAGAATGGATCGAGCACGGAGTCCCCTCCGAACCATTTCACAAGCCATCGCACATGCTGAAGATTCCGCGACGCGGGATGCGCAAGCCTGGAAACGACAGCCTCTACTTGCTCCGTCGTCCGCCCGGCTTTACCCCACCCACGATCACCATTGGCTACTGTCGCGATAACCCATCCCGGCAGCACGTGAGCCCCTTGCTTAGCTGGCGGCGGATCGCCGAAAACATAGGCAACATCGGCGTCTTTCAATACGCGCCCAAGATAGCCCTTCACGGCGTACTCCAGATAACAAGTGCGGATGTAGGGCCATCGCTCCGGGACACCAGCCAAAAAACGCGGGTCAGAATGGCATCCGAGTTGAACAACGATACGGTCTGCATTGATTTGCTCAACCGTCCCGCGGAAAACCTCGGACGCATTGATGCCTGGAAATACGTGCTCACAATTCGGCCAGACCGGATCTGTAATAACAGCATCGACTCGAATGCGGGAAACGACTTCACGCGCATCCGCGTGATAGATCGTGATGCCCGCGTGCTCGTAATACGGCGTCATAGCTGAAAGCTGAATGCTGATTGCTGACCGCTATATCTTCTGCTCCGCCTGCAATTCACGAATCTGAATCACCAACGCATTCAGGCATGCGCCGCAACGGATCTTCGCGCCCGCGTCCATCTGCACAGCGAGCCAGATCGTATGCCCGCACGACATCTCAACCAGGAAGCCAACGCCCGCATCGTCCGGCGTCGACCGCTTGACGCGTCGCGGCAGCATGAGACTTTCATCGAGATTGGTTGCCACTAAACGCCCGCTGCGGTGCCAGCGCCTCATTGGCGTCTCGCACTACTCGTTCTTCGTGGCCGACCTTGATGCGCTTCAAACCGGGAAAGCACCAAAGCGTGTAATAGTTCGACGGGTCCATCAGCCGCGATTCCGCAGGATATAGCTCAAAGCCCTCGCATTCGGAGCCTGCAATCTGGTTTTTGATGCCTTGGAAGTCGCGCCAGTCATGACGGGCTGTACCATCATGCGTATGAATACCGACTTGAATCATGCCCCCACGCGTACCGAATACCTTATCTTCGGACCAGCGCCGGACGGTCACCACATAAATATCATTCGTCCAGCGTTCCGGCTTTTCAGAATCGTCAATCTGCCCATCTTCAAACTGCATCAGGGGCCGCTCGTGACTCGGCAATTCGTTCGCCGCCTCGGGATGCGCCTCGCGCCAACATTCGATCAGTTTTTGCCGCTCCTCCACAACATCACGAGCAGAATAATCCCCAAGCCTGCGCCGGATCTCACGTAGTTCATTATTCACGCCCACCATTATTGCGTCCCCGCTTCCTTCCGCTCGCACGTCAATTCCAACCACGTATCGCGCCCGTCGAGGTTCTTGACGCCCGTAATGTCGAGCAATTGATCGCGCCACAGCACCCGATACGCCGTCGTGATGCCCGGCTGATAGCGGATCGTCACGATGTATTCCGCCCGGTCGGCGAGCTGATCGCCCGCCATGACCAGGCGCGGCGAAGGCGTGCGCACGTTCGCCGGAAGATCGGGCGCGAGGTTCGCGGGCACGGCTTCGCGCGCACCGCCCTGGCCGTCGGCGGTCAGCTCCATTTGAAAGAGCGCAATCCATTCGCGAAGGTCGGAAGCATTCATAGCTATCAGCGGTCAGCGGTCAGCTTTCAGCTATCAGCGCGGTTTAGCTGACTGCTGATCGCTGACTGCTGATTGCAGCTTTCAGCGCGTCTAGCTGAGCGCTGATTGCTGATCGCTAACCGCTCATTTCCAACTGAAACGGCCGCCACAGATCCTGAATCCCGCGCGGCACGGTCCCACCAGTCGCCGCCGCCGCATGCTTCGGCTCGCGCGCGCCGGTCCGATCCTCGTAGAGCGTCGTCGCGTATTCCAAAATCCCTTCGCGGATCGGCGCCGGCACATCCGCGCCCGTATCGCCGAATCCTGCCGAGACGAACTGCACCGTAGTCGGCGCGGTCAACGGCGCCTGAAGCGTGACGACGTTCCAGGCGAGCGTATATCCCGTCACGGGTTGCCCGTTCGATACGATCTCGGTCACCGATTCGACGGGCCCGCGCGGCAGCGCCATTTCCTTCGCGCAGGCGCAGTTTTTGCCGTCCGGCACGAACAGCGCCTTCAATTCCTGGGTGAGAAGCGAGCGGCGCAGGTACAGCTCGCAGCGCTGCGTTGCGGCGTCGAGCTGGCGGACAATCAAAGTCGGCTGCACATCAACCGTCAGCCCGTTGAGCCGCGCGTGGTCGATGTATTCCTCGACCGTGACCACTTCGGGATTCGCGGGCGGCGTGATGACCTGGACGTCAAGGAACTTCATAAGTAGCTTTCAGCGATCAGCTATCAGCATTCAGCTTTGAAAACGCGGGCGATATGCGCCGCGAGCGGAAACGGAATCTTGGCGATCAGCGCGGATGCCTGCTTGCGGGCACTGGAGCGCGAGGACGCCTTGCGGATCAGGTTGTTTGTCGCGTCGTGCCACCAGCCGCCGCCGAATTTCAGACCGTCGCTGGTGTCCCGCATCCGCGCTTCCGCCGTCGAATTGAACGCCTGGGCCTTGTAGCCCGGCTTGTCCGATCCGCTCCAGTTCAGGCCAGCCACCTTGACGCCCGTATTCTCGACCGCCGCCGACTGAAACGAGCGGCCCGGCTTGCCGGTCTTCTCGTGCTCGTGGAAGTTGAAGCCGTTCACCTTGAGCCAGTCGTTTTTCAGGCAGTCTCTCATCTTGTTGATACTTTGCCGATGCAGCTCTCCGTTGGCATTCTGTGGTCCAGTAGCCTTCATCGTCTTCGAGTGGGCATACGGCATCAGCGCCGGCACATCGCCCCACAGGTAATAGCTGCCGTAGTGCCACTTGGCCGAACCCACCCACCGCTGGGCGCCGCAGACGTTCTCGACCACCATCGGGATGTAGCGCCCAGCGGCTTCCGACGCCTCACGCTGAATGCGGAAGCACGCCTCGAACAGCGCGTTATCGGGCGGCGGCAGCGCCTTGGCTTTCTTCCACGGCATGGCGCGGTAGGAGTACGCCTGGCAGGGCGGCGAGGCGACGATGCAGGCGGCATTGCGGAATTGCGAGCCGTGGAGCGTCAACACATCCTGAAGCACGAGTTGCGCCGGATACGGGCGGCGTTCGATATCGAATCCGATCACGTCGTAGCCTTCGGCGATGAATCCTTCGGCCCAGCCGCCTAAACCGCAAAAAAGATCGACAGCCAGAAGCATTCAGCTTTCAGCGATCAGCTTTCAGCTTTTGCGAACAGGCGGACGCAACGGCGGCTTGCTGACCGCTGATTGCTGATAGCTGACAGCTTTGTTTTCCGGCGCTTCCATCGCCTTATTCTGCGGCGTCCGCTCGGGTTTCCGTTTTTTCTTCGGCTTCATCGGCGTTTTGTTACGCGCCTTGCCGGCGGCTTTTCCGGCTCGGGCTTCGGTTCGCGAATCCGCAGATCGTCGCGCACCGCTTCCGGCGGCTCGGTTCCGCAGACATCCTCCGGCGCCGGCGCCTTCGGCGTCGTCCATTGCGGACTCTTCGACGCCGCCTCAGCGCGTTCCTTCATCGCCGGCGTTTTACACAGCCGCTGCTCGATCTCGTCGGCGAGCCCACGGGCGAAGCCCTGATCGTCCGGCGTATCCGTGAGCCGCAGCAGTACGGCGTTTTGCAGGATCATCAACAGCGCCCAGGCCTCGCGCGGCGTGAGCGTCAAGGGCATGCGGGCGCCCGTTGATTCGAGCGCCCTCAGTTCCGATTCGAATAGGTTCAGATCGTTTGCCATAGAGAGCTTTCAGCGATCAGCTTTCAGCATTCAGCTAGCTGATTGCTGACCGCTGACTGCTGATCGCTTTCCTATCAGATCACCGGCGCGGGCTTGACGCCTTTCTTGAAGGCTTGAGGCACGTAGATCGCGAGCACGAGGCGTTCCTCCACGAGGATCGTAACCAAATTTTTGGTAAAGTCATCCTCATTTTGGGTTGCGATCTGAACATTGACCTCTTCGCGATCAAGAATCTGCGAATGGCCCTGGAAGGCGCCGACGAGGAAAGTCCCGGCCGCCTGATGCGTCGATTGCACAAGCCGCGTGCCCCAGATGCGCTGCACGGCGTTATAATCCACAGGATTCGCAAACAGGTAATTGCCTTGCGAATTCTTGAGCAGCGCGACCGTCCCCCAGTCGGCGGGATTCACGACCGTGCCATCGGGCATATAGCCCGCAGCGGCCAGCTCGAAGACCGCAACACCGATCGCATCGACGAGCGATGCGCCGGCCGGCGCCCCGGTTGCCACCGTCGCCGTCGTGTTGAAGCCCTTCAATTGCGGCGTGGCGCCTGTGCCGTTCAATAGCTGGTTGTCTTCCGCCTTCTGCACGCCATAGATCCCGTTCGACTCGATCTGTGAAGCCACGAAGGGCAGATCGTCAAGCGTCTGGCGCGATGCTTTGAAATAGTGCGCGATGACTTCGACCGGCAGCGTCCGCGGCGTGAACGTCTTATCCGATTTCGGCTTCGCCCCGCCTTCAGCCACCGGCGCGGCGTTATTCGTGAAGGCGGATTCCTCGACGTAGGTAATCGCGCCCGCCGTCGTGCGTCCCTGCGGCACGAGCGCCCGGACGCCGATCGGCAGCCGGGCCGCGACGCCGACCAGATCAAGCCGCTGCGGAAGCAGCGCCGTGAGACCGCCGATATCCTTGTAACCGATGAGCGCCGCCGCTCTCGCGATCGTGGTCTTCAACTGCACGGTATGAGCGCCGCGCCCGCCCTGTTTGATGAAGGCGAGCAAGCCCGCGTCTTCGATCACCAATTGCCCGATCGATTTCGGCGGCTCGGGCTGCGATGGCGCCTGCCGCTGCTTTTCCTCGATGGCGTCGAGCCGCTGCTGCGCTTGCGCGATCGTCTCGGTGTGCTTTTTCTGGATTGCATCGAGATCCGCCGTGATCTTGTCGATCGCGGTCTTGATTTCGCCCGCGGGCTTGCCGGCCGCGATCGCGGCGTCAAGCGCCGTGTATTTCGTTTTCAACTCGGTATAGAGGCCGATTACCTTATCGCGATCCTCTTCCGACAGGAGTGGAGCTGTAGCAGCCATGATGTTAGAGTCCTTTCAATAGAATTGATTCCCGCGCAACGGCACTCATGAGAGCGCGTGCGCCTTCGTCGTCCGGCGTTTCGTCAGCTTCACTCCGATCGAAAGCCTTGAATCCACGCGACGCGATCGCCCGCGCCGCTTCTTTCGAAAACCCTGACTCCCTCAGGTATTTCTCGAACTCGCGAATTGTCCAGTCGTGTATATCTTCAAGCTCTTTCACCGCCGCGATCCGCGCGCGCGGATTCGCCGGCACCGCAGCGAGCGAAAATTCGTAGACCGTCAGATTCTTGAGCGTCCGGACGTTCGTCGATTCGTCGTAGCTCGCGCCGTTTTCGCCGCGAATCGCATAGCCGATCGACAGGCCGAACTTCTGCCCGAGCTTCGCGGCGTGCCGCGCCGTCGCATAGGCATTGCGCCCTTCATCGGAATCGAGCGTAAATTCGCCCGCGACCTTCAGGCCTTTCGAATCTTCCTCGGCGCCGGTCGAGAATCCGACCACACGCCCGAGGCTGTGCGCCATGAGCACGGGCCAGCGCCCCGCCGATTCCTCGATGGTTTCGGCGAACGCGCCGCGTTTGATCTTGTCGCCCTGCAGATCAATATTGCCGAATACGGCGGCGTGCCCTTCGAATTGCCCGGCTTCGGTCAGTTCCTTCGAGAAGGCGAACGAGCAGGCGATTATTTTGCGTTCAGGTTCCATGGGTTTACCTCGGATTGAAGCTTTCAGCGGTCAGCGGTCAGCATTCAGCCTTGCGGGCCGAGACGGCTGATTGCTGATAGCTGAAAGCTGATAGGCTGATAGCTACGCAGCCCTTCTGCGCCGCTCCCTCCGCTTCACCTCAAACGACATCACGCAGCGGCAATTCACAACCAACCCCGCCGGCGCCCCGAACGACGAATCGCCCGGGTGCATCAACCGGTAACCGCCCACGATGAACGAGCTATCGAGCGCCCGCCGTTGACCGCTCGCCGCCCTATGCGAATCTCGCGCATCCGCACGCGCGATCCAGATTTTTTCCATCGGAACCGTTACCAGCTCGGCCGCGACGAGCGATCCGTAGTTCGCCGCCGCGTGAACTTCCGTTCTCGCGATCGTCTGCGCCCGCTCGGGCGTGATCGACCGCCTGTGCTTCACGATCCGCGCCGCAATGTCGGCGATGCCTTCGCCCTTCGATACGCCGATGCGGATCTGATTGCCGATTTCCTCTTTCGAGGTTTGCGTAATGCCCTGCACCCGCTCGGCCATGTTCAACTTGAGCCAATTGATCGCAGCCTGAAGAAACGGATCGGGCGGCTCTTTGACGAAGCTATCAGCTTTCAGCTTGTCAGCATTCAGCCTTGCGTTTAGCTGACCGCTGATCGCTGATTGCTGACCGCCAATCTGATCCGTCGTAAACTCGCCGGCCCGCGGCACGACAGAGAGCCAGACACGCTCGAGGTAGCGTTCCCACTCCCGTTCATCGACGGAATTAAGCGCCGCGCCCTCGCCGCCCTGCTGGTACGCCTCAGCCGCCCTCGCCCCTTCCCGCGCGAGGACGACGGCGGCCGGCCGGACCCATCGCGACTCTTCGCGCTCGAGGAAGCGCGCGAATTGGGTAGCGAAGCGATCAGCTTTCAGCTTGTCAGCTTTCAGCTCTGCGTTTGGCTGATCGCTGATCGCTGATTGCTGATAGCTAGCCATCAATTCACCCTCGCCTGCCCGATCACCTCGAGCGTCAACGCCTGCCCGTTCAGATCGAACCACTCGCCCGCGATCTCGACCGCCGTAAACGCCACTTCCTGGTGCTCGGTCATGAAGTAGCTCACGAGCGCCAGGCGCGTCACGCCTTTGTCGCGCATGATCGCGTTCACGATCTTCATTTCCGCGAAGCCCGGCGCGGGCGGCAATTCGTTGATGCCGCGGATATCCTCGATCCTGCCGACGCAGACGCCGGGCGGGCCGCTGATGCGGACGCGGGTGAACAGGCGGAGATTCTCAACTACTGGCATATCGGATTTGTACAGCATTCCGGTTGCCATATTTAGCTTTCAGCGGTCAGCATTCAGCGCTCAGCTTTTGCGTTTGGCTGATCGCCGATTGCTGACCGCTGATAGCTGACCGCTGACAGCTTTTCATCGATACATCCCGCAATGCCGCGCAATGACCGCCGCTGCAAGAATCGCGCCGAGCGTCGCGATGTAAAGCCAGAACATGCGCGTGCTACTAGTCATAAGCTTTCAGCAGTCAGCAGTCAGCTTTCAGCTTTCGACGTGCGGTTTAGCTGACCGCTGATAGCTGACAGCTTCATAGCGGTTCCGCTTCGGAACCCTGCAACGGCAGGAAATTCGCCGGCGCGTAGAACACGTCGCCGCCCGAAACCGGATCGTACTCCAAATCCCGTCTGGCCTCGTTTTGCGTGATCAATCCGCTCGTCCAGAGCTTGTGCACGCGGTCGGTCGCCTCGGCTCGCGCGGCTGTGATCGCGTCGAAGGAATCCTTATCGGCCGTCAATGGCGAGCCGTTATACCCGGGCCGCGCGAGCGCGCCCGGCGGCGGCTCGGCAATGGCGGCGTTCCAATCGTGGGAGAACATCTTGACGAGCGGATTGACGGCCTCCATGTAGAGCGCCCGGCGCGATTCCTGATACGTGGCGTACGTCCGGGTCGACACATCCCCGATCAGCGCCGGATCGACGTGAAACACGCTGGCGATGTCGCGCTTACTCATCGTCTGCTGCGTCGCGATCTCGGCGTCGACCGGCTTCACTCCGATCTCGTGCCATTTCGCCTGCTGCAGGAACAGCGCTTCCCCGCCCTCGCGCGACCGCCGCAGCCGCTCTTTCAGTTGCGCGATCTGTGTATCGCTCCAGTCGGATTCTTCGCCCGCCTCGATCCATCCGGGCGTGAAGCCCGATTGCATCGTGCGCTTCATGAGCGCCGCGGATTCGTTCTGGGCGTCGATATCGAGGAGCGCCGCTTCGATCGGCGACATGCCGCAGATCGGATCGAGCGGGTTAAAGAGCCTGGAATGAATGATCTCGCTCGGCGCGAGGAAGCGCGGAATGCCTTTCGCATCCAACACCTTCCACATCCTGACTTCAGGCCGGTACGTATCGGAAGCGCCTGGCGTGTTTATGTTCGTTTGCGCCGTCACCCTGTCGGGCGAGAGCAAATAGACCGACACCGGCTGGCCGGAGCCGTTGCGTCCGATTTCGATATAGGCGTTGCCCGAGATCAGCAGATACGAGATCCAGTATTCGATGAACGTGGGCCCGCCGGCCTTCTTGAGCAGCTCCGCCGACGCCCTGCCCTTGCCGGTGTCGTCGATCTTGATCTGCTTCGCGGCGCTCGCGATCAAGCTAATGCAGCTATAAACGTCCGAGTTCATCGCGTACGCGTTGCGGGCGTACGAGGCGTAATCGCGATTCATCCACGTCGGTGCGCCGGGCGTGACATAGCGCACCGTGACGCTCGGCCGGTTGCCGCCCGGCGTGTTCAGGCTCGGCGGCGAGTCCGATTGCTTGGTGGCAATTGAGACTTTCGTCGTCGCCAGCGTCTCAACTTTCGATGGCGAGGGCTGAGCGCTGGCTATCATCTCGCCGATCATCCTTGGAGCAATGGCACCAATGCGCTCTCGAATGTAATCCTGAATCTCTGCCATCATTTCGTTCTTAGATCGCTCTGCCGCCAATGCCGGTCCATTGAGATACGGAATGCCATCAGCATCGTGCAGAACACGCTGCAACCGAGGCGGTGCCGCTATCGGCGCAGGCGGTGCGGGCTTGCGGCGGAAGAGATTAAGAGCGCGGGTTAGAACAGGCATAGCGAGCGAGGACTAGGACAGGCGGTACTTTTCACGTTGATACATTTGGGTCTTGACGGCTAATTCAGTTTTATGCAAACTGGTCAAACCGCCACTCCTGCAAAGACTTGGCGGAATACCAGTAGAGGTAACGCCTTCGCCGTTTTCACGGAATGCCCGAGCGAACACAAGCGCGAATTGCTGGCTCGTATCAAAATGATGGTCGGCGATGTAGACCGCACATGGGGAGGTTTCAAGTTTTCCTGACCGCTGACCGCTGAAAGCTGCCATTCGGCACCCTGATTGCTACACTGAATGGGGTATGACCATCCCGCCCGAACTGCTGCCCGTCATCCAGATCACTTTGCCGCTGATCCTTGCGATCTTCGGCGCAAGCTGGATTCAAAACCGACGCCTCGACGAAATCTCAAAGCGCATTGACGACATCGTTGGCTGGCTCAACCGCATCGAACGCCGCCTCGAATCGATGGACGCCAAACTGAGCGAGCACGGCGAACGTCTCACGCGCGTCGAGGAACGCCTGCCGCCGCCGCTGGTCCGCCGTTAATCATAAGCCTTACGCCCGAAGACAAACGCAGGCTTGCTGAGGAACTGGAGCGCGTGAAATCTGACTTGCTGAAGGCCTTCGAGGAACGCAACAAGGAACTGGAAGAGCAGCCGCCAGAGCCGAAAGCTGACCGCTGATAGCTGACCGCTGACAGCTTTCAACGCCACATCACCCACATCGCGAACAGCGCAAACGCGACCGCGAGAATCAGCACGACCATGCGGACGGGATCAATGAGCGGCTTGTCGAGCATACGGTTTTGAGCTTTCAGCATTCAGCTTTCAGCTTTCAGCTTACGGCAGTCAGCTTCACGTTTTAGCTGATCGCTGACCGCTGATAGCTGATAGCTTTTTTATATCTTCGACAGATTCACCAGCTCGATCATATAGCCCTGGAACTTCCCCTCGGGCGCCGGAATAGTCTTCACATCGCCCGAATGCACACCGTGCGTCACGTTCGACTCCGCGCAGAGCTGCACCGTATTGCCGTAGCGCACGTGCGCCCACTTGAAATCGTTTACCGTGTTCGACGCCGGATTGTAGACCGGATGCCCGAGATTCGCAAGCAGCGCGGCGTTCAGGTCTTCGAGCAGCGGGTAGAGATCTTCGAGCGGGAGCCGGGTTTCGCCGACGCCGTTGTACAGCTTGGCGAATGAGGCGGCGCTCATTTCGATAGGAGCTGGATCCAACATGGGTTTGTGGTTTCCTTTCGCGAAAGCATTCAGCTTTCAGCATTCAGCTAAACCCGTCCGTGGCTTTTAGCTGATTGCTGACCGCTGACCGCTACTTGCTGACCGCTGATTGCTACTTCTTTCTGGCCATGTTGGCCTTGTAGTCCACAATCAGCACCGCCTGAGGCGATTTCTGCAAGCCGGCGTGCAATGTCACGACCTTACCCGCGACCGTGAAATCCGAGGATTCGTACAGGCGCAGGCCGTTGACGTAGAGCTTTGTCGCGCCCGCAAGCGGCGGATAGGTCAAGGTCGCGGTTCCGTTTGTGGCGACGACCTGCTCGGTAATATCCGCAACGATCGTGGTTGTGGGCGCCGGATGCGCTTTATGACGGAACGGCCGGCATCCCGCCACAACCAGCACAAGTACGAGCAGGATCACTAGTCGCATAAGTCGGCGCCGTACCTTGCGCGGCCCGAGTAGCCGCGCTGCATTTCCTGCTCCAAGTTGAACAGCGGGCTCGTCTGATGCCGCGGCTCGGAAGCGAGCGTCCGCTGATCGAGCCGGAAGCGGTTCTCAAGCCGCCGCTCGGCGCCCCTGCAATCCGGGCACATGCGCGGCACCGGGCCCGATTTCGCAGGCCGGCGGAAGCTCCTGCCGCACGCCGCGCACCGGATCTCGCGGACACGCGCCCTGCTTTTCCGCGCCGCTCGGCAGCGCTCGCAGTGCGTCGTCATATGTCCGGTTTTCCAGCGCTCGGCCACGAACGCGGCGCCGCATTTGGAGCAATTCGACATAAAATAGCGGTCAGCTAACTCTGCGTCTCATCTTCGGTCGCCTCGTCGGATTCCTTGACGACGCGCAGCAGGCGCGCGATGCCGCCCGCGATGAGCGGCTGCGCGAGATCCGCCGGGATGCGGGCGTATTCGCCGCGTTTGCGGCGCTTGCCGCCCGGCTCGGCGTAGGGGAGCAGGAAGATCACGATGACGTCGGGCAAGAGAGCGGTCAGCGGTCAGCGGTCAGCTTTCAGCTCCGGAACCGGCACGCCCCATCCACGCATCGCCAGATGATCCGGTCCTGCGCCACATCCAGGACAGCGAAGACTGCGCACGTGCGCGACCCACACATCAATCGGCACGTTGTAAATCAGCGGCTCCATCCATTCGTGCTTGCACGCGTTGCAAACGAGCGGCGTTTCCTCAAGCCTTGCCGGCATGGGATCAATGATACAGCCATCGGCATTCAGCGATCAGCGGTCAGCTTTCAGCCCGCCCCCCGTACAAACGCCGGTCAGTGGGCCAGCGTCTGCACGGCATTGAGGCGGACCCGACGCGGAACGCATTCGCTTGCGGTTTGCGGTTAGCAATCGGATCGCTCACAATACGTCCCACGCGAAGCTGATAGCTGAAAGCTGACTGCTGAAAGCTGACTGCTGAAAGCTGATTGCTGACTGCTGACCGCTACAAACTAAACACCTTGCCCGTGAGCTTCGGCTTCAGCATCAGATAGCTCAAGCCCCAAACCAAGGCATCCATGCGATTCGGGGACTGCGACATCCCCGCGACGTAATTCGTCATTTCGTCTTCGAGCGCCGGATGCCCGCCGACGTGATGCACTTTGCCCTGCTCGTAGAGCGCCGCGACCGGCTCGGCGCGCGTCAACTTCCCGCGCGCCGCGTGCACGCGCTCGTACGAGATATTGCGCCGCTGCGTGCGCAGAAGCGATTCGATCAGATCCCCGCCGTTGTTCGCCTCGCCGATGATCCGGTCTGCCTCGAGCTGGTCATACGTCGCGACCGCGCGCGAGATCCAGTCGTCGGGCGACATGCGCCCCGAGCGATCGCAAAGCACATAGCCGTGCCCGTCGACGCCCAGGCCGCACGCGACTATCCCGCATTCGTCCGCGTCCGGGCCTGAGCTGACCGACGGATCGATCGGTACCACGATACGCACGAGTTCCGGAGCTTTCGCGACGCGCAATTCCTCGATCCGGGCCCGCGACCACAGCGCGCCTTCGGCTTCCTCGAGCAATTCGCCTTCAAGCTCCTGCCGGCCGATGCGCGTTCCGCCGTAGACGCGCTTCCATTCTTCGATCTGGCTTTCCGGCAGATTCGCGGCATTCTCGAAACTGGACCCGCGCGTCAGCACGGTGCCGGGATCGGCGATCAGCGCCCGCAGGAATTTCGACGGCCGCGGCGTCGTGGTCGCGACAATCCGCGGCCTCTCGCCCACGCGCAGGCCGAATTTGAGATTGTCCCAGACCAGCTCGGGCTCTGGCCACACGGCGATTTCATCGCAGTAGGCGAACGAATGCTGAGGCCCGCGCAACCGTTCCGGCTCTTCGGCGGAATACGTGAAGGCCTGCGCCCCGTTCCGGAACTTCACATGGCGCATGGATCGCTTATAGTCCGGCCGCTCATCGGGCGGATACGCGGCGAGGAGCCCGGATTTGCCCTCGACGATCACATCGCGGCAGTCGGCGGCGGTCGGCCCGACAATCGCGATGATCGCATTCGGATCTTGCGCCACTTCGCGAATCGCTTCGACGCCAGTTTTGGTTTTTCCGAATCCGCGACCGGCGATCACAAGCCACGTGCGCCAGTCGCCCTCGGGCATCACCTGCGACGGACGCGCCCACATGCGCCAGTCGTAGAGTAGCGCCTGCGCGTCGGCTTCGGAAAGCTCGAGCGCCGCGGCGCGGACGTCGGCGGCTGTCAGGCGGCTATCGATGGCCAGCACGAATCGGTTCTTTCTGCACGCTGCGAATCTCGATCAATGCCCGCCCGACACAATCGGCGCAAAACAGCCCTAACGGCGGCTCAGTGAGGCACCAGCATTCGTGGCCGCATTCGAGCTTCACGCGGAAACCCGCAATCCCAAGTGAGTCATCGTATGCAACGTTCGCAACCCTGCGCCGATTAAACAGCGTCCAGTCGATTTCGTATCGCATCGCTCCAGTACAAGCATTCAGCGGTCAGCTTTCAGCATTCAGCTTCGCGTCCTGGCTGACCGCTGATAGCTGATTGCTAATTGCTTCTTTCCAGTACAGCACAATCAATTCCTCGATCAGATAATCGTTCACGCCCAACATGCAATACTCGCGCTCGGTTGCCGCTTGCCGCGCATCGGCGGCGGCACGGCGCTGCTCGGCGCGCAGGCGGTCGATTTCGTTGGAGCGATCAGCAGTCAGCATTCAGCGATCAGCCCCGCGTTTCCACGCGCGCCGGTCGACGCGCACGCCGATTTGCGTGACTGAGCACGGGTCGACGTTGACCGGAAGGTTCCACGATGGCTGATCGCTGATTGCTGAAAGCTGATCGCTCACCTGAACATCTCCTGCTGCTGCACCCGCCGGAACTGCACGCGCTCGGTGCACGTCTCGCGATGGTCGCGCCCGTCCGGGTCTTCAGGCCTCATCGTCGTCGACGTCCTGACCCACCAGATCTCGCGCCCGCAGCCTTTGCACCGGCCGGGATAGCGCGTGACGCGTTCGCCGTCGCGCTCGACCGATTCGGGCCGGCGTTGGTCGGGATCAGATTGGCGTCGTGGCATTTTGAAGAGCCGGCCTTGCCGGGGCATAGCTTTCAGCAGTCAGCGGTCAGCATTTCAGCGGTCAGCAATCAGCAATCAGCGGTCAGCATTCAGCCAAAAACGCAAAGCTGATAGCTGATCGCTGATAGCTGACTGCTAATAAGCTGAAAGCTGATCGCTATTATCCAGTTGCCGGGATTGGTCGCGAGATTGAAGAAGCCGCGGTCTTCGGGGTAGATGCGCTTGAAGCCCGCGACCTTGCCGCGCTCATCCTTCGCCGTATAAATCTGCGACATGCCGAGCGCGGCGAGCACGCCGCCCGATGAGATGCGCGTGCGGCAAGGATGCTCGTGCGCCCGGTCGGGCACTGCTACGCGCAGATGCCCCTCCTGATCAAGCCGGACCTGGCCGAGCTCGAGCATGCGGGCGGCATTGCGCGCCGAGACTTTGGCGACGACGAGACTCGACATGGAGTCGCAGACGAGTAACAACTTTTTGGGGGAGGTTGACACAACACGGGCTCCAGAGGTTTATTTTGACCGCCTGTCATGGGTATGGTCCTTCAGATGCTGCCGCCCAATAAGCCGTGGCAATTTAATCCGTAGCCTTTTGAGGCTATTGACGGGAGAATGATTTGCTTCGATCATTTGGAAAGCGGAGACGATTGGCAGTAAACCGGGCGCAGTTGCGCCGGGCGTTCGCGTTGACGATTCGCAACTTGCGCCGCGACAAAGGGCTCGCCCAGGAACAATTAGCGCTCATCGCTGGCCTTGATCGATCATTTGTAGGGAGAATCGAACGAGGAATCCACGCACCCACGATCTGGACGATTTATAAATTCCTGCCGGCGTTCGGCATTTCGCTTCGCTGCTTCGCCCGCACGTTCGAGGAAGCGCTCGCGGTCATCGTGAGCAGGGATTCACAACGGAAATGAAGGACACACTACCCATCACAGTGCACTGAAGAGCTAAGCATTTTCTGAATCGCCGCCGGTGGCGATAACCGCCTCTTCAACGCGGGCCGGAACAAATGACAAGTTCCGATGAAAATCTTAAGTGCTTGTGATTATGCTCAGGATTTCAAGCGCGTGTCAATCAGATTTGCACACGGGCGGCGGCTCACGCAGTGTAAATTTCACATGACACTAGAAATTCAGTTTTCGAGCATGTATCATCGTGCTGTGGAAAAGAGCGGTCAGCGGTCAGCATTCAGCAATCAGCCAACGTCCGAAGCTGAAAGCTGTAAGCTGAACGCTGATCGCCCGGGATCCTGCAAGGATCCCGCGGCGGTCGCGCTCGGCAAACGGCGCATCGCGAAGATGACGCCGGATGAGGCGCTCGAGTTCCATCGCGCCGGCGCGAAGGCCGTGCAGGCCTCAAACCGGAAGCGCTCGCCGCTCGAGCGCCGCATGTCCGGCATGCTCGCCTGGCGGACGCGGCGCATGCGGCCGGCATGGCAGAAGCCGTCAGCGGTCAGCGATCAGCCGCCAGGCTCACCGGGCGAGCCACCTGCCCCACCACCCGATGTATCCGAGCTCGCGCGGTTGCTTGACTCGGCGTCCGATGAAGCGCTCGAGCGGCTGCGATCCGCTATGATAGCTCCGTGGAATTCTGTTACGAATTCAGTTCGCTGAAACATGCCTATCGCGGCGGCGTTTGCATCAACTGCGGATCATCCCAAGCCGCGCTATATTGCTCCCGATGCGGCAACTTGATCCCGGCAGGACAACGGTACCTCGGCGGGCTTTGCATCGCTTGTGAGTATGCGCCGCCGCCAAAACGGAAACCAGTTGGGCCTTTTGCCGTGGCGCTTGAATCCATTCAAAGACTCGCCTGCCCGCACTGCAACGGGACCGGCGGCGCCGATGGACGATTCTGCCAATGCCCGATAGGTTGGATGTCGCTCGGTATTTTTCTGTTCCGCCTTCAGCGACCACCAGAACAGCCACGATTCCCGCTTGTGAGCAACTGGCGGCAGAGCGGCATCTCCGAGCCACGCGAACGATCCGCTTAGCCCGGATGCGCATCGCCATACTCGCGAATCATCTGCCTCACCTGCTTTTCGCCAGGCGGCCACATTGGCGGCTGATATCCCGCATAGCCGTCATCCCTCCTCTTCCGCATCCATCGAATCAATTGATCCTCGGTAATTCCGGCCTCGGCGCATAGTTCGGCGATGCGCTCGGACGATGCAGGCGGCGCGACGAATTTCAGAACACCCGATGATATTTGCGTCATACGTTTCGGCCTCACTGGCGGCGATTCCGGCGGCGGATGCTCGGCTGATTGCTGAACGCTGATCGCTGACTGCTCCATCGGCGCAACCGTTTGCGTGTCGCGTTTTGCCGGCGGATAGGATTCGAGCGTGGGGCCGCGCGATAGGTAATCGGCGGCCATAAAGCGCCAGGCGGCGTCCTGCGAGTGGAACAGGCGCGGCTTGTGGTTGTGGTCGACATCGCACAGGAATGCGCGGATATTCCAGCGCCGCACGGTCATGAAGCACAACAGCCACAGCGTTGTCTGGAACGACACGGCGACGCCGAACCAGTTGGCGAGGGTTTGCCGGAAGGCTTGGACGTGCTGGACGTCGGGCTCGAAAACAGGCGTTTTTATTGGTGTTTCGGCGGCATTTTCAGAATATACGTTATCAAACAATTGCGCCTTATTGGGCGGTTGTTGTTTGGTTTCATGGATCGGCTCGGTTTTCGGGTCGGTCAGTTTCTCTTCCACCAACGAAGGAGACTGACACCCATCCATAGCCACAGTAGACTCGTCTGGGGGTGACTCTTTTGTCACTGTACCGGAGGCGGAAGTTTCGGCCACACAACGATTTCGAAGATGTTTGTCAAAAAAGGGATTATCCCAGCTGATGCGGATTTCATTGGTCGTGCAGCTTCCGTTTTCGCGCAATCGCGGATTGACGGTGATCAGGTAGCGTTCGCGCAAATACTTCGTGTGACGCTTGATCGTCCGCTCGCATCTGTGGCCCTTGACGGCAAGATGCTCGACAGAGACCGTACAGACGCCGTAACCGTGAGCGAGTTCCGCAAGCCGGGCCAAATACGCGCCGATCTTCGCCGGAATCATGTGTCCATCGACGAGAGGCGTATCGTCGATAAACCGACGCAGTCCGATTAGCGGATTCAGTGGAGCATCAGCCAGCTCGGGCGGCGGACCATAGCGATGTTGATGACGGCGGCTGCGTTGAAAATTCGCAGAAAAACTACTCTGATTGGAACGGTCGCGTGGTAAACTGTGTGTGCTGGTTGCAGACATCCGCAATGCTCGGCCAGCACGTTCTGAAAGCCCTGAGTTTGCACCTCGGGGCTTTCGTTTTTATGGACGTGCGGCGCATAGTTTTCAAATTTCCGTCTCAACGGCAGGAAGAGGCGGATTCCAGAACAGTACCACACGTCTTCGTTTTTTGGAAGCCCCAACGAGTTCGGGCAGCGTCCCAAAAGTTTTCCACACACCAAATCTGATTAAAATATAATGGCCAGAACATGTGGAGCGGCGAACGGGCATGATCATGCCCTTCGGGAAGTTCAAAGGGCAACCCGTTTTCGATCTACCCTACACATATCTACGCTGGCTTCGCACGCTTGAACTCCATGGCCCATTGGCGGCTGCCGTAGAACAAGCATTTCAACAACACCTCGCCGATGTCGACGTACCACCGCTCATTGGCGACTTAGATTGTGATGAGCGCCAATTACTCGACGAACTGTTACGCGCCGGATATCGAACGCTCAGCTTGAAACACCATCCCGATGTAGGCGGCAACCCGGACATCATGAAGCGCCTGAATGCGCTCATGGAAAAACTGCGCGGCGGATTGCAGGCGGCACAGCAAACCCAACAGACAAACGGCACAGGTAATCGCAAAGGCTGATTGCTGACCCGCTGATCGCTGACTGCTTCCACAAACCACTTCCCTGCCCTACCCAAAGCCTAAAAACAGCCCAACTAACGTCGTCAAAGCATGATATCAACACTTATCAGTCTTTCACGAACCCTTATTTTGCGCTGGTGCGCACCAACGTAGCTGACTGCTGATCGCTGACTGCTGATCGCTTAGTACCTTCAATTCCATCAAGATCCGAGCGCCGGACACGATACCGCCCACCCGGACGGACGCCGACGTCGAGCGCGGGCAAGGTGCCTTGGTCGATCATCGCATGCAGGAAGCTTTCGGGTAGCCCGGAGTACTCGGCGGCCTCGGCGAGCGTGAGCCAGGGCCGAGAAGGCGGCGGAACGGAAGCCGCCCGCACAATTGCCGATGCGGATCGTTCGATGCGATCCACCATAGTGGAGATCCCGCTAGCCGCCGGTTCGGGCAATGCCGGCAAATCGACCGGCCGCGGCGTCTTTTCGGCTTTGAGCTTCGCCACGTCGGCCGCCCGGAACATGACCGCTTCCCGCTGCGTCGCCGGATCGAACCGCTTGTGCCGCGGAAGGCGCCCGGCGGCCGACATTTCCATCACGCGCCGCACGCTCAGATCGAGCTGCTTCGCCGCAACCGCTTTCGTGAGATACTGCTCGGAATTCATCATTACGGACCAGTCTAACCCGAATAAGCGGCGGAAGGGCGTAACATCGCCCAACCGCCGCCTTGATCGCTTGCGCGGAGGCGTATACTAGGTGAAAGTGCTATCGAAGCTGATCTGTAAATTGCGTGGGCATGATTTCGCCGGCGGATCGACTGTGCCGCCATATGAGCCGCCCCATTGCACCCGCTGTGGCTTTGTTTTCGCGGAACGCGCCGGAATCCTTTATGCAGACTTCATGGAAAAGGCGCATAAGATCGCTTCATTCGATTACCTAAAAGCGATCCAACTCCGAGGCCCTCAAAAACCCGGATAGCCCAGTATCGCCGAATAAGCGGCGGAAGGGCGTAACATCGCCCAACCGCTTCCCTATCGCCGCTTGAATCGCTTGCGCGTGGGCGTATACTAGGTGAAAGGGTGTGGAAACCCAAAGGCAATCAGCGGTCAGCACTCAGCATTCAGCTAAACGTGCGAGGCTGATCGCTGAAAGCTAATCGCTAAAAGCTTCCCCATGGAACAGCAAAGCCTAATCCCGGAGATCGAGATCATCGCCGACCGCGAACAACGGCAGGCTCCAAACGGCGGAAACGGCCGCCCGCGCGGCACAACGAATCTCCGGCGCCGGGCCTTCGAACGCGCAGCCCAATCGGAAGCGCTCCCGATCATCCGCAAGCTGATTGAACTCGCGCTCCAGGGCGATACGCTCGCAGCCCGAATCATCCTCGACCGCATCTGGCCGAAACCGAAGGCGGCGGCGATCATGGCGAACATTCCGCGCACGGGATCGGCCGCCGATATCCGCGCCGCGATGCACGATCTGCTGCACCAGATCACGACCGGCGAGATTCCGCCCGACGATGGCCAGGCGCTCATGGCGGCGATGCGCGATGTGCTCGACGCCCACCGCATCCAGACATTCGACACGACCATTACGGCCACGACCGCGCCGGAATCGAGCGCCCGCGAGCAGCTCGCGTCGAGGTTGACAAGACTGATTGAGGCGAGGAAAGAGCCATCAGCAATCAGCGATCAGCAGTCAGCCGAGACGCGAAGCTGAAAGCTGAACGCTGATAGCTAACCGCTCCAAAAACACGAAAGCGGCGGAACGGCGTAACATCCGCCGCGCCGCCGCCTTGCTGAAAGCTGATAGCTGACCGCTGAAAGCTACTTTCCGCCGCCCATCTGCTTTGAAGCATCCTTATCCTGATACTCGACCTGCTTGCCTGACTTCGATTCAAACGTCGCGAGCGCCGCGCGGTAGGAATCCTTGCCGAACTCAAACACTGCCGCTTGGGCGACGCCGCCCTGATCCTTCCACGTCAAACTGACCATGTGCTTCTTTTTCTTCGACGCGAGCGCGAGCAACCCGATCGGCCCGGCCAATACGGTCAGCGCCGCCGCCGCGCCGATGCGCCGCCCGGCGTTCTGGCCGTACTCGATCGATTCGATGCCCTCATACGGAATCTGCAAACCTTCGAAGCGCGCGACCTTCTCATCGAAGATCATCTTCGCCTCGCGGCCCTCTTTGATCGAGTTAATGGAACCGCCGCGATAAGCGGCCTCTTTGCCGCCGACGCCGGCGTACATGCTGGTTGTGAATACGGCGCCGCACACTGCGAGCGCAATCATTTTGCTGCTGTTCATAGACTACCTTTTCTGTTTTGGAGGATTACCGAATACGGCTTATTTGGGTGGGGTTGACGGCGGCCAGGAATGACCGCCGCAAATCATTTGGACGCGGCCCGATCGCCTCGCGTTCCATTAAGCGGCCACCTGGCCGCCAAATTCCTGCTCGCACTCGCGCCAGTAGGCGCACCACCTGCGGCTGCACGTTGTCGCCGAGCGATTCGGCAAATAGAGGCCGCCCGCGATGCCCTCGGCAACCATCGGATACAGCCGCTCGGCGAGCTTGCGGCCCGCCGCGCCTGGCGTATGGTCGATCTGGATCAATTGCGGCTCTTTGGTCGAAACAAGCAGATCGATTCGCGCTTCGCCGGATGCCCGCGGCATGAGCTGCGTGTAAGTAGCGAGCTGCAAGGCGTGATCCGGCGCGACCTCGGATGCTTTGCGCGCCTTCGTCTTGATGTCAATGACGCGCCTGGAAGTATCAACGATATCGACGATGCCGCGCACCGGAACGCCCGCGATCACGCCGGTCACCGGAACCTCGACGGCCGCAGGCGCGATCCCCGGCCCGGCTTCGGCAAGATACTTCTGAGTCAAACGGAGCCCGCTACCCTTCAGATCGTCAACATCGTCGGTCGCGTTAAACTCCGCGCCCTCGGCCGCGGCGTCCCAGGCGTGATCCCAGGCGTCGGCGATGCCGGCGGATTCAAGCTCTACGCCGTCCATCTTCGCCGCCATCCAGTAGGCGATCATCGAATGCACCGCCTTGCCGCGGACCGCGCCGCCGGATGCCGGATCGGGAAGCCCGGCCATGTACTTGAAATACCAACGCGCAGCACACGAAAGATACGCGCTCGCCTGACTGGGCGATAGAACCTCGCCAGGGATTGAGGCGGCGGCGGGGCGGATGTTCCGCTCTTCCGCCGCTTCGCCGATCGTGATAACGGCCGCGCTCATGACATCCTCTTCATCGCGCTCGCCAGTACCTCGAGCAATGTTTGCTCTCGGATGGCATCCTCTTGCAAGATCCGCCCGCGCCTGGTCATCGCGATTTCAACGGCCTGCTTGAGCACCTCGGCCAACGTCGCCTCTTTCGCTTCGACTGGCGGCTTGGGCTTCCTGCCCGGCTTCTTCTTCTCGACGAGCGCAATCGATTGCGTCAGCGCCTCGCTAATCGCGTCGGGATGGCCTTCCAGGGCTTTGGCGAGCTTCCGCGCCTGAAAATCGCCCCAGGACTTCGGGGATTGTCCGTTCTGTTCGTTATTAGGCTGCATGATTGATTCCCTTCGACAGATTGATAAAAGCGGTTGTCATAATGGCCCGAACGTCTTCAGGGCGAACGGCGTTGCCGTGCGTGGCCGAAGAATGCGCCACCGCAGCGGCATAGACGTCCGCCAGCAGGTTCGTTTGCGCCAGCAGGACATCGGCCCACTGCGGGCGAGCTGCGGGCGCAGGCTGCGGCGGTTTCCGGTCGATCTCGACCGGCACGGCAACCGGAGCTGATGCGCTGACCGCTGATTGCTGACTGCTGACAGCTCCAACCGGCTCAATCGACCACCGAATCCCCTTGCGGCCATTGCTCAAGGGCACCGTAGCCTTAAGCACCCGGATCACGCGCCCGGCTTCGATGCCGTGCTTCGCGATCGCCTCGGCGATGATTGCGCCGACCGCGGGCGACACATACAGATCGCCGAGATCGGTCCGGTAACGGATCTGGTCGACGCCGAAGTTTGACGGCGCCGAAGCGCCGTCGGTTGAGAGCAGCCGGCACTCGACCGGCTTGTCGGTAACGATTCTGAGTGCGGGCATTAGGCGACACCTCCGTAGTAGGCGGCGATGAACGCGTCGGGCGGCTCGATCGGCAGATTCTCCGTCCAGCCGTCAAACCCGAAGTACTTCGGGTTATCTTCCAGCCATTCCCAGGCGAGCTCGACCGCGAGGAGCTTGCCCTCGTAGCGGTCGAGCATGTAGTCGCGCAGCTCGCGTGCTATCTGTTGGACGCTCATTACGCAACCCTCCGATCCAGGCGCGTATAAACCGCCTTCGCGATCGCCATGTGCATCTTTTTCACGGCATCCTGAGCCCAGAACAGAGCGCAATCGGGGCAGGCTTCCTCGCCGTCGTAGGCGATGCGGTGCGCGTTGCAGAACGGCTCATTGCAGCCCGTGCACTCGAAATCGGCTTCCTTGCCGCAGGCCGAGCATTCGGGCCTGCGCTCTTCCTCAACGTGGCCGCCGTGCAGATCGCAGTTATGGGCGCTCCACACGTCGGCAGCAACTGATTCGCAGTTGCATTCAACTTCCTGATACATCTGATTGATTTCCTTTGCGCTTTCTCGTCTCGCGACGTTTCTGTCTACATCCTGATTATGCCATAAGCGCTACTGGCTGTCAATAAGCGCTTGTGGTATATTTGGGGCATGGCAAAGAAAAATCCGGCTGCAGTGGCGTTAGGCCGGCTCGGCGGGAAAAAGAAAGTTCCGAAGGGATTCGCTCAGATGAATCCTGAGCGGCGCAAAGAGATAGCGGCTCAGGCGGCCGCTAAGCGGTGGGGCAAGAAATGAACGCGGAATCCTGGAAGTTGATATTAGCGTTTGGCGGGCTATTCCTGACCACGATTACCGGCCCGGTATTGTGGGCTCTGATTACGGAAGGCCGCCGATTCAAGGCAGAACTGGAAAGTATGGAAAGCCGCCTGAAAATTGAAATATCCAACGCGCGAACGGATATGGCGAGCATGGAAAGCCGCCTGAAGATTGAAATATCCAGCGTGCGAACGGATATGGCGAACATGGAAACCCGCCTGAATGAGCGGATCACTACACGCCTGGTCCACAAATGACCCGCGCCGAACGCATCCTCGAAGCCCGGCGCAAGCTCGACGCCGGCGAATTCGACCGGGCGGTTACGGCGAGTGAGCCGTACAATATCTGCTCAAACCAATTGACTCTCGAATGCGGACATTGGTCGGTCTGGATTCTTGGCGTCCACGAGAGCGATGAGACGCCCGCGCGGCAAAAATGCCATGAATGCGCGATGGCATGGGTAGACGCCGAGCCCGAAAACAAAAAAGGCGACAGCGAGCCACCCTCATAGCCCGCTGCCGCCGTCTGCGCCAAGAAAGCATTCAGCGATTAGCATTCAGCTATCAGCTAGACGCGCTGAGTGCTGAAAGCTGACTGCTGACCGCTAGATAGTTTTATTCACCACCGCTTCAACCGCCCCCTGCAGCGCCGCATCCGTCACGGCCGCGCCCGCTGACTGCACGGCCGGATCCATCACGGTTGGCGGCTGCACCTGCTGCGCTACGAGATCCGGCTGCATGAACGCCTGCTGCGCCCACCGGAGCCGTGAATTGTGCGCCGGCGTTGATGTCGCCTCGATCATGATCGAATCGGCGTATTTGAGGCAGGCGACTTTCACGCGCCCGCGGAATTCCAGATCGTTCATGAGTGCTGCAGATTCTTGGTATGTCATATGTTCTCCCTAGCGATCAGCAGTCAGCATTCAGCGCTCAGCTTGCGTCTTGCGGCTAGCTGAAAGCTGATCGCTGATAGCTGAAAGCTCTTTTAGGTTGCCTTCACAAATCCACTTCCATCGACGCTCAGCGTTTTAAGCCCGCCGCCCAGATACAGCCGGATGGCGAGCGCAGCCAGATCGATCTGCATCAGATCGGACACAAACAATTCGCCGAAGCGGATCATATTCGAATAGAGGTCGATCTTTCCTTTGCGCGTGCTCGAAGCAAAATCCTCCAGCGTAATCACAGGATTATTCGCCCTTAGATGAAAGGCGCTCTCGGGGTTCGTCGTGCCGATGCCGACCCTGGCGTCTGCCCGCAATACCATCACCGGAAGCGTCGGCGTGGCGCCCGCGCTCGGGGATGCAAGAAACTGGAAGTCATCTGCCGACGCGACCGCATTCTGGAACAGCCAATTACGGCTGACGCCGTTTGTCAGCTTGAACCAGATGCTCGTTCGATTGACCGCAGTGATCGAAATGCCGTCGATACTGGCCGCGGATACGACATCGAGCTTCGAGCCCGGACCCATCGTGCCGATGCCGACATTCGCCGTCGCTAAATCGATCCCGACAATATCGCTGACAGACAGCTCTCCGACACGCAGCACATTGCCGTTCATGTCGATCCTACCCTTACGGTTGGCTTGATCCCGAATGACAATCATGGGATTCACGCCGGCCAAATGAAGCGGTCCTTCCGGCGACGCGGTGCCGATGCCGATTGATCCAACGCTATGGAGCGTCTTGCCATTCCCGCTCACATTCCCAGGCCACACCGCGACCGAATCACGGATCGCGTTGATGTGCGCCGCGTAGATGATCTGGTTCGGCGCGACGTCGGGCGGGAAGCCGGGCGGTGCCGCGCGGACGATCGGACGGAGCATGAAAGGACTATCCATGTTTTAGCTCTCAGCGCTCAGCGCTCAGCATTCAGCTTGCGGTTTAGCTGATCGCTGACCGCTGAATGCTGATTGCTCTCTCCCATTTCATCCGGTATCTCACCTACCAAGGACCGGCCATCCTCGCTCAGCTCATACTGGCCGGCCGGCTGCGGCAGGCCTTCGCTTTCCTGCACGAGCGCCAACTGCTGCGAAAGCGCCTGGCGCAGGATCTCGCCGCGCAGTTCGTGCTCTTTCGCGAGACCGAGGGCGACGAGGTATTCCCGCCGCACCTCGGCGAGCTGCTGCCGCGCCCGCTGCGCATAGGCGGCGACGGAAGGCGATAGTTTGTGCTCGAAACGCATGGTTTTTTGAAGAAGCTGTCAGCTTTCAGCTATCAGCAGTCAGCTCTTGACCAGACCCGCTGGTTGCATCTCTTATCCCATGGGATAAGTCAGTATCCACGGTAAGTGTCGTCAGCTGAGCGCTGAAAGCTGATCGCTGAGTGCTTCTTTCATCCATTGAACGTATACGCCCAACCGAGGAAAGTGCCGTTGAAATTGTAAACAGGAAACTTTCCGTTGATAACCGCGGCGCCAACTCCCGTTGCTGCTTGCGTACCGCCTAACCGCAGAAAGCGGGTAACCAGCACGTCGTTGGTCGCGCCAACATCGAAGCCGGTGACGGAACCCGTGGAATTGATGACGATGCCCCCGCCCACTTGGAAGCCCCCATCAGCACGCGCAATGCCCGTATTCGCGTTCAGATGAATCTTCAGAGTGCCGCTCGCCGAAAGCGTCAATTCTCCCCAGTTGCCCGATCCCTTGACGAGCGCCCCGCAATTGACGCCGGACGCATAAACCACCAAGCCGCGTGAAACGAAATCGGCGCGATCGCTTCCGGTCGCGATGCGCAGATACAAACTCGAATAAGTAGAGTCGAACGTCGTCGGTGAAGTGGTCAGCGTGCTGCCGCTCGCCGCGTGCGTGATCGTCAGATTGGCATCATTGATAATCAGGTTGCCGCTCAGATCCGCCTTGAACTTCGCATCGAGCGCACCCGTTCCGCCGACAGCGAGGTATTTGAACCAGCCGCCATAGACGCCCGCGCCCGCGCTGTCAATAATGCCGATCTGGCCAACCAGATTCCCGCTTCCGTCTTTCACGTTGAACCGGCCCGGCTTACCGCCGCCGCCGCCGACGTCGATCGCCGTTGCGTTGAGCTTCGTCGAGTCAATCTCCGCGG